TATTCTTTAGACCAGTTAAGAAAAATAAAAGAGATTATAGAAGATGCAAACAAGGTTTAAACAAGAATTTAAACAAGTTCTGAGATAAAGAGGTGCATTGAATGGTTCAAAAAGGCACTAAGTTATTTAATATTGATAAGCTTATCTGCGCGATAATTAAATGTGCAGTTGATGATTGCCAGGCTGAATTGAGAGGGAAAACAAGGTTTTATGGCAAAGGAGATTGCAAGGGGAATTCAGGAAGACTCTTTTTAAAATCTGAAGCTTTTCAATATTTATCCGGGTTAAACGGTGAAAAGATTATTAAGAAAATAAAAGAACAGGAAGAACTTAAAAAGAAAAAGAAGCGGAGGTGATGCCAATGTGGGCGAAAAAGTACCTACAGGATATACAAAGATTAGATGAGCAGATGAACGAAAAACTAGAAGAGCTCTCTGATCTTGAAACTACATGTGGACAAAAGGGTTTTAGTTTGTCCGAAAAGGTGCAAACAAGCCCAAGGGCTGATGGGTTAGAAAATGGAGTTATTAAATGTTTAGAGCTAAGAGATAAAATGCTTACAGTAATTGCAGAAGCTAAGAAAAGAAAAAGCCTAATTATAAGTCAAATACAGGAATTAAAAGATATCCGACTTGTAAAGGTCTTATACCTACGGTATGTTAAATATATGAGCTTTGAAAGTATGGCTGTAGAGCTAAAATACAGTTATGATCATGTGACAAGATTGCATGCAAAAGCATTAAAAGATTTTGAAAGATGCCATACAATGTCGGTTAGCAATGTGCTATAATAGTATCATTGAAATAATAAAAAGAATCGGGTTTCCTCCTTCCCGGTTCTTTTTTTCATGCAATAGGATTAGGTTGGTAAGCATAAGGTGCTCCGACCATTTATATACATAAAATCAAATTAGGCTTAAGCTGGAAAGGAGAGTAAATGCTAAACGAAAAACAAAAAAGATTTGTAAGCGAATATATTATCGACTTGAACGCTAAGCAGGCGGCAATCCGTGCAGGATACTCTCCTAAAGGGGCAGAGCCACAGGCATCAAGACTGCTAAGCAATGCTAAGATTCAAGTTGAAATCGCCAAAGCTATGGAGGACAGGGGAAAGCGGACAGGTATCACGCAGGATAGGGTACTTGCAGAACTATCTGCAATAGCATTTGCAAAGGCTACCGACTATGTAGAGGTAGACGAGGATGGATTTGTTAAGATAAAGCCTACCGCAGAGTTAACGGACGAACAGAAGAGTGCTATAGCAGGTATTAAGAAAGGTGCAAATGGTATCGAGATTAAGCTAACCGATAAGACTAAGGCACTTGAGATGCTGTCAAGGCATTTAGGACTATTTAATGACAAGCTTAATGTAAATGTTGAATCCGTTGAGATTATAGACGATATGGAGAGTGATGACGATTGAGGATATCACTCAAAGAATTAGTAGGCAAAGGCTATAATGATTTTTGGAACTGCAGAAAGCGTTACAGGGTATGCAAGGGTAGCCGAGGCTCTAAGAAGTCAAAGACTGCCGCCCTTAATATGATATACAGGATAATCAAATATCCGCTGTCTAATGGGCTATGCGTTCGCAGATACTCGAATACATTGCGCGACAGCGTATTTAGCGATTTGAAGTGGGCAATACATAAGCTTCATCTTGATGATTACTTTGAATGCACTGTATCCCCTATGCAGATTGTTAGAAGGACAACAGGGCAGAAGATATTATTTAGGGGGCTTGATGATGGTCTTAAAATAACATCTATATCAGTTGATTATGGTGTTCTTTGCTTTATATGGATAGAAGAGGCATTTGAGGTAACTAATGAGGATGATTTTAATAAATTAGACATGTCTGTCCGCGGTGAAGTGCTTGAGGGATATTTTAAGCAGATTACCCTCACTTTCAACCCTTGGAGTGCTACAAGTTGGCTTAAGGCTAGATTTTTTGATGTTGTTGATGATGATATATTTACCAAAACAACCACTTGGGAGTGTAACGAGTGGTTAGATGCCTCAGATCGCAATCTTTTTTTGAAGATGAAGGTAAACAACCCACGCAGATACAGGATTGAAGGCGATGGGGAGTGGGGTATTGCAGAGGGCTTAATATATGAGAAGGTCAGATTTGAAAACTTTGACATAGACAAGATTAGGGCTATCAATGGAATCAAGGCAGCTTTCGGGCTGGACTTTGGTTTTACCGACCCTAACGCATTTGTATGTATGCTGATAGACAATACTGCAATGAAGATATATGTCTTTGATGAATGGTATAAGACTGGAGTTACTAACAAGATTATAGCACAGGCAATAAAAGATAAGGGCTATGGCGGTCAAAGGATTATATGCGACTGTGCAGAACCTAAGTCTATAGCAGAGCTACAGGAAGAGGACATAAATGCAGAGGCATCAAGGAAGGGCAAAGACAGCGTTAACCACGGCATACAGCTTATACAGAATTATGAGATTATAGTTCACGATGTAAATTGCCCTGAATTTAGGAGCGAAATACTTAACTATTGTTGGCTAAAGGATAAGAACGGAAAGCCGACAGATAAGCCCGACCATGACTTCTCACATGGGATGGATGCTATGAGGTATGGAGCTTCAAAGGCGTTAGTAGCTGATACATTCAGTTTTGATTAAAGAGGTGTTAAATGTTTGATTTTGGAATGGAGACAAGGCGCATAAATGAGATTATCAACATAGGCGCATCAAGTAAAATAAGCGATATCGAATTCTTGGAGAAAGAACTGGCAAAGTTCTTAAGCTCTAAAGAGCGCAAGTTGATGATAACAGGGGAGCGCTATTTTAACTACGAGCATGACATATTAGGCAAGCGCAGGATGGTTATAGGAGAGAATGGCAATCTAATAGAGGATACTAAGCTCCCTAACAATAAATACATTGATAACCGTTACGCTGAAATGGTACAGCAGAAAGTAAGCTACTTGCTTGCAAAGCCTATAACCTTTAATACCGATAATGACGCTTATGCCAAACTATTAAGCGAGGTGTTTAATAAGCGTTTTATGCGCCTTATCAAGAATATAGGGCGTGACAGTTACAACGGCGGTATAAGCTGGCTGTATCCTTACTACGATGAACAGGGCAACTTCAAGATGAAGAGATTTAAGCCCTATGAAGTATTACCATTTTGGAAGGACGAAACCGAAGAAGAGCTTGATTTTGCCCTTAGGGTGTATGACATTCCTACATACGAGGGTGCGAGAGAGACCATCACCACATTTGTAGAACTTTACGCAAAGGAAGGCATTTACAAGTTTAGGTACATAAATGGCAGGCTTATAAAGGACTATCAGACCTATTACTTTGAGATGCCACAACTTGACGGGGATATGATGCCATATAACTGGGAGAAAGTACCGCTTATCCCTTTTAGGAGCAATGGGGCAGGTATTCCGCTTATTAAAAAGTGTAAGGGCTTACAGGATGGTGTTAATCAGATTATATCGAGCTTTGCAGACGGAATGGAAGAGAATGCAAGCGGTAATACTATCTTGATTATAAAGAACTACGATGGGCAGGACTTGGGTACATTCAGACAAAACCTTGCAGCATATAAGGCGGTAAAGGTTAGGACGGTAGACGGTGCAGACGGTGGCATAGAAAAACTTGAAATAGAGGTAAATGCGGACAACTACAAGGCAATACTTGCAGAGCTTAGAAAAGCGGTAGTACTTAACTGTAAGGGTTATGACATCGAGGAGCTTAAGAGTTCAGGCTCTCCGAATGAAATGTCGATTAAGGCGGTGTATTCCAACATTGACCTTGATGCCAACGAGATGGAGACAGAATATCAGGCGGCATTTGAAGATTTACTATGGTTCATAAATGCGTATTTTGCACAAACCAACAAGGGCAACTTTGAGGGTGAACCGGTTGAGATTATATTCAACAGGGATATGATGGTCAATGAATCACAGGTAATCGCAGATATAAACAACAGCGTGGGATTGCTAAGTCATAAGACATGCGTAGCTATGCACCCTTATACTTCAAATGTTGAGGAAGAGCTAAAACAGATAGAACTTGAAAAGCAGGCATCAACCGAGGACTACGAGAATGCCTTTACTCCAAACGCAGGAGACGGAGAAAATGAAGAGTAAAGAATACTGGCAAAAGCGTTATATGCTCATTGAGGGCTTAAATAACTCGCAGGGTATAAATGTTAAGGCTGACATTGACAAGGCTTTCAGAATGGCAGAAAACGGCATACAGGGCGAAATAGAAAAGTGGTATTCGCGTATAGCAGATAACAACGGAGTGTCAATCTCAAAGGCAAGGCAGATGCTTACTAGCCGAGAGCTTGAAGAGTTCAAATGGGATTTAGCCGACTATATCAAGTACGGTGAAGAGAACAATATAAACGGTAAGTGGATAAAAGAGCTTGAAAACGCTTCGGGCAGATGGCATATAAACAGGCTTGAGGCTTTAAAACTCCGAGTACAGCAGAAGGCAGAAGAGGCATTCGGCAATGAAGTAGATTCTATTGATAACTTTGCAAGGGATGCCTATATGCGCGGTTATTACCGTACAGCCTACGAGATTCAAAAAGGGTTAGGACTTGGCTGGAATGTTGGCGTACTGGATGATGCTGCTATTGATGAAATCATTAAAAAGCCTTGGTGTCCTGACGGAAAGAACTTCTCAAGCCGTATATGGACGCGCAAATCACAAATGGTTGATGAACTCCACAGGGAGCTTCTAAGAACTACACTACTAGGAGAACACCCAACCAAGGCAATAGATAGAATGCTTAAGTATGTTGATAATTCATTCGGCAATGCAAGGCATGCGGCTGGACGGTTGGCAATGACAGAGGCTGCTTATTTTGGAAGTAAAGGACAGCAAGACAGCTTTAACATGCTAGGTGTGGAAGAATACGAAATAGTAGCAACTCTTGATAATTCTACATCAAAAATATGCAGGGAGATGGACGGTAAACATTTCCCTATGAGCGAGTACAAGGCAGGAGTAACAGCTCCACCTTTTCATCCATATTGCAGGACTTGCACCTGCCCATATTTTGATGATGAATTTACCGAAAAAGATATCAGGTCGGCAAGGAACGAAGAAGGCGAAGTTTATCACGTGCCTGCTGATATGAATTATGAAGATTGGAAAAAGAAATATGTAGACAAAGATATTAACTATGACAGATTCGATATTACTGAAAAAGGGACATATTCGAGGATTAATAGTAATGGAGACTTGGATGTATACTTAAAGCGGATAGAACATGAATATGCAACCCAACAGCTAACTGTTAGAGAATCAGAACATCTATGGGATAAAAAAGTGGGTTATATCCAAAGTCAAGGATACGCAGATATAAACGAATACATGAGAGGGTTAAAACCAAAGCTAGATAATCCACAAAGAAGATTTACAGTGAATATCCTTAAACGATTAACAAATAATAATGCCCTAGCGGAAAATTATATAGGTGTCAGAAGAGTTGATGCTGGATATTTGGAGAATGTACTTAATATTAACACACAAAACTTGTTAAAGGTGGGTATGCGAAAGGATGGGATGGGTAGGTTGCGCACACAACTCATACCAAAAGATAAGCAATCAGCGCAAAAAATATCTGATGCCATTAATACTTTGGTTGGTACAAGTAAGGGAACAGTAACTGATAAAGCATTTACATCTGTTAGTTTGGATGAAAGTTTAAACTACTTTTCTCACTATCCTATAAAATTTGAAATTCAAATGGAACAAGGTACAAAGGGGCTGATTACTTCTAATCTTAGGGAAAGTGAGTTTATTATAAAAGACAATTCTAATATAGAAATTATCGGCTCAAAGGTGTATAATGATGGTGGAGATAACTGCATTTTAGTTTTTGCAAAAGTTAAACAATGAGGTGATTGTTATGAATGGAATATCAAGTATATTACATAAACATTTTTCAAAAGATGCAATCAGAGCATTTGCGATAGAAGGTAAGCAAGATGATATTATTTACCAAATCACACACGGCCTGCAAAAAGAAATAAAGCGGGGCAAAATGATTGTGGGGTATGAATTAACCGAAAAAGGCAAGGCTCAGATAAAGAAAGACAATGAAGAATTGGAACAGCTATCGGTTACTGAGAAAGAGCTTACAGATGGGACTTTTGTTTTCTACAAAGATGAAAAAGAATATTGGAAGAAGAATCCAAGGTATACAAAAGAAGAAGAGTATAAAAGAATGAATGAAGATGAGGTTTATGCCTACAAGCATTTAAAACAAGCTACGGTTATCTGATTTATTTGTTGATTAAGTATTTACAAGCACCTGTAACAGGGTGCTTTTTTGATGCAACAATTTAATATGTTTACAAGCGTTTTACAGTAATGTAGGACGCTTTTTTTATGCGGACTGCCAAGCGTATAACCGAGTACACCAACTAATCATAGTGAGAGCGAACTCGTAAAAAGCGTAAAAGAAAGGATGGAAGATATGACAAGAGCAGAACTTGAAGCGTTAGGACTAACCAAAGAGCAGATTGACAGCGTAATGGGCATCAATGGCAACGACATCGAAAAGGTTAAGACAAAGTTAACCGATGCAGAGAAAGAGTCCGAAACCCTTAAAGAGCAGATTAAGGACAGAGACAAGCAACTCAATGACCTTAAGAACTCTAAGGAAGATTTGGAAGGGCTAAAGTCTCAGATTGAAACCTTGCAGAAGGACAACAAAGCCAAAGATGAACAGTATAAGGCTGAAATCAGAAATCTAAGGGTAAATAGTGCAGTTGAGGCAGCTCTTACAGGGGCAAAGGCTAAAAACCTAACTGCGGTTAAGGCATTATTAAAAGACCTTGATAAGGCTGAATTACTTGAAGATGGAACGGTTAAGGGCTTAAAAGAGCAGATAGAGGCTCTGACAAAGGCAGACGATAGCAAATTCTTATTTGATATCGAGGCAGTGCCTCAGACACCAAAGGGGGCAACACCAGCAGGAGGCAAGAACATGGGAAATACTGGAGTAGATACTTCCAAAATGACATACTCACAGCTTGCTAAATACTTGGCTGAAAACCCTGACGCAAAAATTGATTAAGTAAAGGAGAAAGAAAATTATGGCAAAATTTGACAGCAAATCATTTAACCCACAGGCATTTGGAGCTTATGTCAATAGGATTCCAAATACAAAAAAGAGTGAACTCGCAAAAAGTGGTGCGGTAGGCACAAATGAACAGGCAGAAGCATCGCTAAGCACACAGACAGGCTCTTTATACACTAGAGTCCCTTATTTTGGAAGAATTTCGGGCGACACTTCACAGAATAATGATGGCGCAACAGACATCCACTCTTCAAGTACAACTACTTATGAACAGGGATTTATAGTTGCATCAAGAATGGATTCTTGGACTGAGAAGAACTTTTCAAAGAACATTACCTCAGGTGTTGATTTTATGGATAATGTTGCAGCGCAGATAGGCGATTACAAGATGGAAGTAAGGCAGGCTATCCTGCTTGCAATACTTAAAGGTGTATTCGCAATGAAAACCACTGGCACAAGTGTTGCTGAAAAAGCCGCAAAAGAATTTATTGATAAGCACACTTATGACATCACCAAAGAAACAGGCGTTGATGACGCTGGCATGGTGAAGGCAACTACCTTAAACAAAGCGATTCAGAAGGCAGGCGGTGATAACAAGAATATTTTTAAACTTGCGATCATGCACAGTGAAGTTGCTACAGGGCTTGAGAATTTGAAACTTCTTAAGTATATGACATATACCGATACAGATGGTATTGAGAGAGAATTAGCACTTGGTACTTGGAACGGCAGACTTGTACTGATTGACGACAATATGCCAACAGAGGAAGTATCGGCAGGCGGCACCACATATACCACATATACAACCTATGTGTTGGGAGAAGGTGCAATTGTGCTCAAGGATATTGGCGATAATGTTCCATATGAAATGTCAAGAAATGCTGAAAAGAATGGCGGTCAGGATACTTTATATGTGCGTGACAGATATATTTGTGGCGTTGATGGAATTTCATTTGAAAAGCCAGCTTCAATAACTGCTTCTGCCAGCAATGCAGACCTTGCTACTGGCACCAATTGGAATATCATCAACGATGGTGAAAAGGCAATCCCACACAAAGCAATCGCAATTGCAAGGATTATATCAAAGGGGTAATTTATGATTACTGTAGAGGATATTAAAAAGAGGCTTGAAAGTTTCGGTTATAGTGCTGTCCCTGAAAACGAGGCAGCACTTGCCTTTGCCCTTAAAAAGGCATCTGATATATGCAAGAATGATTGTAATGTGTTAGAAGTGCCCGAAGGCTTAGAGAGCATAGTTGTAGATATGGCTGTAGGTGAGTTTTTCCTTGCATTAAAGACCTTTAACCCATCAAGTCTAAGTAATATAGGGCTGTCATTTGATAGTGCCGTTAAAGAGCTTTCAGAGGGTGATACAAGGGTATCATTTGCGACAGATGGCAATAAGTCGGATGAGCAGAAACTTGATATAATTATTGATTTGCTCATCAATGGCAGAAGGTCAGAATTTGCCTGCTACAGGAGGCTAAGATGGTAAACATTACAAAGCTGGAATGGGCAAGGGAAAAGGCAAAGAAGAATCTTGAATCACTCTTTGAGGATAAATGTGATATTTACGAGTATGCCAAAGAAAAACAGCCGAACGGCTCAACAGCACACAAAGAGAGGCTTGTACTTGCTGATATCCCTTGCAGAATATCATTTAAGACCGTGAATCAGACAGA